ATTATCCAGAAATTGGATAACCAAAAGACACAATAATGGTTGACTTACTCACCATTTTGTGTTATTATAATAGAGTAAGAATAGGCAATTAAGGAGGCTTAAAATTATGGCAACAAATAAAACTTATACCGTTGCAGGTACATCAACAAACAATGGCAAAACCAAAGTAAGGTTTGCCCAAGACTATGTTTCAAGGTTTAAGATCCTGAACAAGAATGGTCACACTGATATCGAACTGTTAGAGTTGGATTCAGCAATGAGCAAGTCAGACATCTGTAAGATGTTGTTGGGACATGATAAGTTCCAATCAGAGGCTCAGCAAAGTGCGATCACTGAGTTCGTGGTTAGAAATGTTAAAGCAGACACAACACCAGCCCCGGCACCAAGTGCTGAAGTTGAGGTTGAAGTTCAGTTAGACAAAGAACCAGTAGAAGCGTAAGCATCAAATAGAAATCATTAGGGGTTGACAACAACCCCTTTTGATAGTATAGTATTAGCACAATTAGAAGACCGAAAAGGGGATTCACACTACACAATCGGATAAGGCGAGCGTGGCGGAACAGGTAGACGCAACGGACTTAAAATCCGTTATCGATTACGGTGTGTGGGTTCGAATCCCTCCGCTCGCACCAATCCACTCTTAGCTCAGCAGGATTAGAGCAACGGTCTTCTAAACCGTAGGTCGCAGGTTCGAGTCCTGCAGAGTGGGCCAATTGGTCGGGAGTAAAAACCCTGTTAGACCTTGCACCCTGTGATCACACAAAAGCAAGGCGGGAGAGTGGGGGGTCGCCCTCTTAGAAAGGACCCCCTCTTTTATTTGAAAAAAGGTAAAATAATGGTTGACCTTTTGGATAATAGACTGTATACTGTAAGTATAACAATTAGAAAGCAGAGGGCAAAATGAGTACAGAACTTAAATCACACGCACAGGGCGTATCACTTACAAGGTTTTGGGGTGGAGACAAACGAGGATCTTGTGTACAATTGACACAGAAGAAGCAACAACTTCCAGCAACGGCTGACAAGTTTTTTGATAGTGTACAGTTGACACGAGCACAAGCGGCGGCAATAGCGGCAGACTTGTTGGACTTTGCACAGGGCAGAGAAGTAGAAACTTTTGAAGAAAAAGAACTTTAGGGGTTGACTTCTGAAAAGAACGATGCTATTATATATTAACAATTAACAAAACGAGGGCAATATGAAACTTACACAAATCGGCAGTAACCAGACAGAGATCACAACAGCCAAGGGCAACCGTGTTCTTTACTCATACGAAACACCTGTAGCGGCTTGGACAGAGCAGGGTGCTTTCAGAACTTCAACCAAGTGGAGCATGACAACTTCCAAACACATTAACGCATACCTTGGTGGCAAGGATGTAGGACAAGAGGTTGATCAGCAATGGCTGAACAATTTGGTTGCATAAAGAGGTTGACATGTGTAGCAGTTGATGCTACACTGTAAGAACAATAAGGCATTAATATTAACAAACCATAAGAGGGCAATATGACACAGAAAATAAAAATACTATCAGGCAGTTACAAGATCAGAGGCAAGGAAGTAGAACTTGCTGGCATGGTGTTTCCGCTTGTAGAAGAATTCAAGGTAGGCGCACAGGGCGGCTACGTAACAGTAGATGGAACAGCAGTTGCTGGTTTCCCAGATCGTAACATCAAGATCAAAGTTGATGCTGAGGATGCATATCAACATGTTAACAGCAACACCAAGGTCACAGCAAGAGAAGAGACCGACGAAGAGACCATAGAACGTTTACGTGAAAGGTTTAGTATACTTGAGGACATGACAAGAGCATGTAAGAAAGGCGATGTACGTGCTATGATCGTTAGTGGCCCTCCAGGTGTTGGTAAGAGTTTTGGTGTAGAGAAAGTGCTGGGTAAGCATGACATGATCGCTACGTTGGGTGAAAGACCTCCCAAGTACCAAGTAGTCAAGGGCGCGATGAGTGCAATTGGACTCTACTGTAAACTGTACAACTATGCGGACAAGGACAACGTACTGGTGTTTGATGACTGTGACTCAGTACTAATGGACGACCTTAGTCTTAACATTTTAAAAGCCGCACTTGATTCAAAGAAGAACAGAACCATTCACTGGAACACTGATTCATTCAAGTTGCGTAACGAAGGTGTGCCGGATTCATTCCAGTTCAAAGGCAGTGCAATCTTTATCACCAACATCAAATTTGACAACGTTAAGAGCAAGAAGCTCAGGGATCATTTGGAAGCACTTGAATCACGTTGTCACTACATTGATCTAACCATAGACACTGAACGAGAGAAGATGCTACGTATCAAGCAGATCGTTACAGATGGTATGCTCAATGAATATCAATTTACCGCAGAACAGCATGAGGCAGTGGTAGACTTCATAGACATTAATAAGTCTAAGTTGAGGGAACTGTCCTTGAGAACCGTTCTGAAGGTAGCAGATCTCGCTAAAGCATTTCCAGCAAACTGGGAAGCGATGGCTGAGAGTACAGTGTTACAAAGAGCATAGCCCTCACGCTCCAACACTGTATTAGAAACCCAGTAATGTGCCCTCGTTACTGGGTTTCACTTTGACTAAAACCCCAGCAAAACAGCGACAAAAAAGATTGAAAAATACCACACATTTTGGTTGACCTTTGCGTCCTTTGACTGTATACTGTAAGTATAACAATTAGGAAATGAGGGCAATATGATTAAAGTTTACCAAGTAGGACATGAAGCACACAAAGCAATGTACCCAAACACTCCGTTCAGTTACGGTATGGGGTTTGATCCAATAGCAAACATCAAGCATTACGAACACGTTGCAGACCTGGATGCGAGTGATCTAAACGAAGCATTCCAGATAGGCAACATAGGACCTGAAGAGGCCTACACAAGATTCAAGCCAATGCACTCTGTGAGTGTAGGAGATATCCTTGTAGAAGACTGTGGTACTGTACACATAGTCGCAGGATCAGGGTTTGATAAACTTGAGGGAGTTAGCCTTTAGGGGTTGACTTCTTCTACTTTTGACTGTAATATATTAATATAAACTAACAAAGAGGGCATACAATATGAACATACAAGACATACACACAAACGCAACGATCTCAGCAAAGAAAGCAGTAAGCGATTACTTGGCGGATTGGAACACTAAGACTGGTGGCAATGAGTACGGTGAGCCAATGTACTGTGGCTTTGCGTGGGTAGATGTTAGTGTAGATAGAACTAATAGTAGAGAAGCCAAACTGCTTGAGAGCATAGGCTTCCGTAAGAGCTACAGAGCAAAGACTATGCAGTTGTGGGATCCAGCACAGCATCATGGACAGAGCATGGACTGTAAAGAGCAGGGTGCATATGCGTATGCAGAGGTGCTTAGACAGCATGGCTTTAGAGCAAGTGCAGGTAGCAGAGCAGACTAACGAATCCGGACACACTCTGTAGAGTGGGAAATGGGCAGGGAGACTTGCCCATTTTTTTTGATCTTTTTTCGAGACCGGGGCATATAGAAAATAAAAAAAAATTTCGAGGGGTCGGGGCATAGCGTTTAATTTTGGAAACAGCGTTTGAGCAGGGCAGGGGTCACAGAATCACCACCTCAAAGACCTAAGTACTTCAGTTAAATTTTTCGTAGTTCACAGTTTTTGGACACAGACCCCTTTCACAGTTAAATAACAGTATGAACAAGCAAGAGCCTACAATAAACTACGAGTACAGTACACAACGCATTGAACACATACGTGAGCGTCTTGAGTCTGTAGTAGAAGAGTTCTATAGTTCATATGACAACTGTGCGAGTACGGGTAAGGTTGCTACTATCAAGAACAGGATCAAAAGGTTCCCTCTTAATACAGTAAGTACTTCGTAAATTTTTTACGCACACAATTTTTTTGGGCTGTAGACCCATTTGGAGTATAACATGGACGAACTCATACTATACGAACATAGACGTACACTTATTAAGTACATCACAATCAACAACTACAGTGTAGCACATGCAAGAGCTATACTACGTGGTGAGCACTACAAGTATGCGTAATCAATACTGTGCTTATACACATAACACCAAGGACGTTGCGACTGCATTCAAACTCATACGCAAATATCAATTGGACTTTGAAATACATGCTAACCGTGTACGCTTTTGGGTTGCACACTATCACCCTATCAATGTGTACTGTGCGTTGAAGTTCAAGAACATAGATCATGAAACTAACCATGTGCTTGGTGAATAGATGTATTGTGTAGAACTTGATTACTCAAGAAGTCAACGACAACTGGACTTTATCATTATGGACAGTCATACGCACTGTGCAGGTACACAACTACTGCTCGAGCATAAGATATACACCACACAACTTGATCACTGTACACTGGTGTTTGAGAGCGAACGAGACGCAGTGTTCAGTTTGCTTGTGTTGAACTCACCTCTATACACTTGTTGTCTGCGTGGAACTACAGACGGGTCATACAGTGCGAGATACAGTAACTACAGTTAGTACAATTAACAGCCAAGAGGTCAAAATGTGCTTACCGATCTTTGCTACCGCTGTGCTTCGCACGTTCTTAAAAAACCGCGTACCGCTCTGCGGCTATAATCTGGCGCTTTACCGCTTCGCGGGATAACTACAGTACGATGAAACAAGATGTTCAAATATGGTTATTACTTGCTATGGTACTTGTGGTACTTGCAGTACAAGGTTGTTCGCAACCACCTATGGTGACCATTGATGAAGCCATCAACAACAACGATGCTACAAGTGTTCCTACACAGCAAGAACCAGACACAAGTGGACCCACAGACTGGGAAGCAATAGGACGCACACTGGGTTGTGTGTTTGCTCCAGAGACCTGCAAATAGTTTAGATCAAATACACCAAAAAGAAGCCTTTTAATACACTAATCCCACATGGCCTTTTAAATACAACTGTAAACAGTGTTCGAGAGCACGTCTTAGTGAAGTAACAAAGACCCTTTTAAAACATGTGAGGTCAACAGGTAAGAAGCTCAACTGCGTACACAAGATCATAAATACTTCTTAAAAAAGGGGATTTATGGCAGGAATAAAACAACGTGGGATCTCAAGTATTCATATACCTAAGACCTACAAGGGCAAACTCGTTAAGCCTTGTCGTTACGTACCAAGTAACGGAGGTGGAGGGTTTATGACTGGCACTGTGATTGAAACAGGGGAACTTGTTTGGGAACAGGGCAAAGACAGACCTACGCCTTGGCGTTCTATCGGTTAGTGTGTAAACTCAAGCCAAGTAGTTACGCAGTACTTGTCTCCACTCAGTGGGGGATTACCTCTGTGGGTGTGCGTATAACCTGCGGGGCAAAACATAACTCGCCCAGCTCGGGCATCAATCCTACGGCTCTGATATAAGAATTCAGTTTCACCTCCTTGTTCAACGGTGTTTAAGTAAACCATTGCAAGTATGGCACGCTGTCCTGTGTCTCTACTTGCATGTTCACAGTGCCATACGTGATATCCTTCACTGGGACGAGTATGCTGTATTTTAATGCTGTGACTCAACTGTATGGGATTAACGTTTTCAAATATACCAAACTCACTGACATAATCATCTACACATCTGTGTATGCAATCATAGTAGGGTTGTAGTAGTTTATTCATGCTGAGGGCAAACGTACCAGTCTCCCCTTCGTCATAGAGCATGGCACCGTCTTTGTTCATTTTTGGTGCTGACTCATTTGCAGTTTGGCGATTCAGTATACGTGTACCTTGTTGTTGATTGTAATAATCAATCACAGTTTGACAGTATTCTGTATCAAGTTCGTTGTCCCATGTTTTAATAAAGTCTTGCATATGTGTATTTAAACTGCTACTATAATAGGTGTGTTAAACCTGGTTAAAACGCTGTTGCTCGTGTAAAAAGACTAAAGAGCTACAATGTACAGCGAATTGTACTAAGTCGACATTTAAGAGCCATATAGGGGTGATTTTCATAGTCTTAAGACGTCTTAAATACATGGCAATTTTTAGCCACGATAATTAATAAAGACTGTTTTTATAATTTCCAAACACTGTTAATACTAACACGCATGGGCCAATCTTGTGGTGGATTACCGGCATGCGGAATGCTTGAATCAAACATCACAGCACGATTGGGTTTGTACTCCACAACCTGTGAAGGATTGACTATGTCAACTTGATGTTCCCAGAAGCGAAGATCTCCGCTACTGCCAAAAGGCCACCATACAATACTCTTCAATCGTTCTGTGTCATCTGCGATCATATCGCAATCACGATGTGGGTATTGTTCACTTGCGGGTGTAGTACCATTCATTCTCAGTACTTCAAGTTGTTTAGGACCGTTGGGTAATAGTTCAAGTGCAAAGCAACTTGCTATGGTATTGCTTAATCCTTTTAAGGGGTCTTCCATCTCAGGATAGTTCTTGTGCCAAAGTACACAGTTGTAATAGTTCTCATACTCATCACCGTATGCACTTTTTACTCTACCATATTCCCATTGCTTACAGTTTGATATACTCTGTTGTATAGTTGTTAGTAGCCACTGAGGAAAGACATCATCTATTACTGTAACACTACTCACTGCCAAGGTTTCCAATGAACTGTCTTAGTTTAGTACTATCTGTATCTGCTCTTACTTTCTTAACTGCTTCACCTGCATCTGGCTCTGGTGGTTCCGATGTGTCAGTTGTTCTTTGTAAACCTTTTAGTACTGAACTGCCTGTGCTACTTGCATAGTTGTTTGTGTCTTCATCTTCATCACAATCTCTAATACGCAAACTGTCTATGTCAAACTCAAGATCAATCTTAGCACCTACTCCACTGCTTGACCTTGTCTTCATTAACTGTATTTGATATCTACCACGTTCACGCATTGCTCTACTTGTAAAGATACCTATCACGTTATCAGCAGTTTGAATCTTACTCAAGCCACCACTGATGTGCGAGTGATCAAATTCTATTTCTTCTACTGCACCTCTGTTCAACTGTGCCGCAGTTACAAACACACAACCTAATTCCATTGCAAGGTTACGCAGTTCCTCACTCACAAACTTATCTTTAATAAACAAATCACTTGGCGATACTTTTCTACTCATAGGCATCATCAAGTCTAAGTAGTCAACTAACAGTACATCAATCTTACGTCCTGTTTTAATTTCATACTCTTTCAAATAACTTCTAATATCGTTTGCGTTCTTACCACTTGGCATATACTTGACTTGGAATGCTCCAGCCTTCTTGCCAATCATCTTGACTTTCATTTCAACTCCATCAAGATCCTTAAATATTTCTTTTGTTGGAATGTCTGTAAACATACTGTCAACACGCATTGCTACCAATGCCTCACTCAACTCAAAAGTTAGATAACAAACGTTCATGCCGTTCAATGCCCAGTTCACACCTAAGTTTGCCAAGAACAAACTCTTACCTGCACCCGATCCACCTGCAAAGATATTCAGTTCACCTTTGTTAAAGCCACCGAATAGTTTTCTATCAAGTGTTGTCCAGCCTGTGCTTACTTGTCCATTGTTGTCTTTCAATCCCATAAGTCTACCTTTAGGATCTTCAAAGTAATTAATACCTAAGTCCTTTTGTAGTCCTACCTGTATTGCGTTCTTGACCTTGTCTTCTACAGGACCATACTCACCTTTTTCAAGTAGTTCAGCACTTTCAAGTATTGCTCTCTCAAGTCCTTTGTGTCTTGTAAACGTTTCAAACTCTTGCAGTAACCAATCATAGTGTTCTTCTCTAAGTCCTTCAGGAACCTTAAGATCAGTTTGACAGGTTGCATTAACCATTTCTTCTGTAGGCAATGCATTGTGTTCTGTAACATACGCATTCATAAACTCTGCCGCGTCTTGCAGTTTACGATCAAATAAACTATGGTCAAAGATAGTCTGACAACGCACAAACGATTGTGCATCGCTCAACATCATTTGCAGATATACCTTTTGTACATCATAACCATATTCTTTATTCATTCGCTAATCCTTTTTTTGTCTTATTATTATACCATATTTCTTCATCAAAGTCAATGTGTTTCTTCTCCAAAGCCAATACTGCTCCGATACAACTTCCTGGATCACCTGGATTGGTTGGTATCCAAAAGCCTCTCCAGTTCTTTCTAATCTTGTCCATTGCGCCTCTGTTCAAAGCACAACCTCCTGTTACAGCAAGATTGGTACTTGGGTTATTGTATTGTATGCTTGTAGTAAGTTTCATACACAGGTCTTCAAACACATGTTGTACACTTGCCGCAAGGTTGTCAATGTCCTTAATCTCAGGAGCATACCATCTTAATCCTCTATGGCAGTTCTCTTTAAATTTAATTTTACATAATGGATCATATGTTACTTCAAAGAAATCGTCATACAGTTTTTGCTTGTACTTGTATGGGTTACCTGACTTTGCTAACGTACTAATAACTGCTTCTTGCTTGTTAGGTGTATAACCTAAACGTTGTGTCATTGCACTATACCAAAGTCCTAAACTGTTAGGATAACTTTGACTACTAATTTTTGTTAATGTATCTCCATCACCTCTCCACATTGTTAGTGTTTCAAACTCTCCAATGCTGTCAATACATATTACGTTACCGTGATTCCAACCGCTTGTGTAATATCCATATGCCGCATGTGATAAGTGATGTGGTACATACTTAATAGGAACATCAATGTTCCACTGCTTCAAGTATGCTTTAATATTATTTTCTTTAAACAAGAAACCTTGTCCAGCCCATAACTGTCTAAGACTTTTTGTAAATGGATTCTCATACCATACAACTTGGTCTGGGTCACCAAAGTTCTTTCTTGCAACTTCAATTATAGTCCAATTGAAATGCGGATCATTATCTACGTTACTGAAGTCTTTGCTCAATGCCGCCCATAACAATTCTAACTTGTTCTCTGTCTTTCTGAACACAGCCAAACTTGCATCGTGGCTGTTTCCAACCATACCCCATATGATCATAGTTTTATCTCCAGGCATTCTCATTTGTAAATGAAAGGATCACGTTTCTTAAGTTCTTCAATCCGCTTTTTCATTCTACGCTTATCATTCCAATCACTAATCGGTTTAGTGATCTTATCCCACAATGTTTTTAACCAAACCATTTTTTGCTCCGTAGTTTAATTTTTAATTCGTTCTTTTCACTTGCTGACACAATTGAATACAATGTGTACATTTTGCCATATTCATTTACAGCATCATTCACATCGTTTATGTTGTTACCCCATTCGGGCATACTAACACTCCAGCCAAGTTCTATTGCTTGGTCTACAAGTTTAGCACCTGCTTCATCTCTATCAGGCACAACTATCTTATTTGTATTTAAACTATTGAGGAGCATGGCCTGTTGATCTTTGATTTCGCTACCCAGTAATGCACAGCCTTCTACTGCTATTGCATCAAAAGGACCTTCTACAACAATAGTAAGCACACGAGTATAATGTTGTGCATCAATATTGAATACATATCCAGGTTGTTGATCACTTAGATATTTCGGATTACCATCTTTAACTTTACGTGCAGTGTATCCTACTATTTCATTTTTGTGATAGAACGGAATGATTAATCTATCTTTTAATTCAGGTGACCAATGAAAGTTATAATCTTCTAAGTATAAGTTTCTTGTTTGTAGATACTGTATGACTTCTAACGGTGTATCATTGTTAATAGGTTTAGCATCTTTAGGTAATTCTTTAATATCAAACTTAGGAAGTTTTATTTCAACGTTACTAATACCTACTTCAGCAATCTGTAAACATTGTAGTGCAAGTTTAGTTACTACATCATCGGGTGTGTTTAACCATTGAAACAGTTTACGCATTTTGTAACTTAACTGTCTGCCTGGAACCCAACTTGCTTTGAAGCCACAGTTGAAACAATGATAACTTATACCACCTTCGCCGTTATTGATTAGTCCGCCACGTTGTCTTTTGTCAGCATTGGTTCCGTTGTGTACACAACAAGGTGCATTGAAAGAAGTCCAACCACTTGGAGTAGTTTTCTTCTTAGTAGGTAGATGTAACTGTAGGGTCTCGAATACAATGCTCATAATACTATTATAGTATCATTTGCATCAGAAGTCAACTAATTTCGGACTAATACTTTATCAATTGTTCCAGAATTTGTTGTTGTATATTTGGTTCTCAAATATGAAAACACACCATTAAAATTAACTGGAGTAGGGTCAGTTGGATTTTCTAAATTTACAGTTGTAATGTCTACCCAATTAGTTGGATTTTGGTTTTCCAAACTACCTTGAATAGTTACTGTACCTATAAAGTCAGTTGAGTATATTGCCGCAGTATGTAATGCTTCGTTACCATTACGTGCCGCTTCTGCTGTGATCTGTTCGCTCTTATATTCAACAGGATCAGTGTTTTCTATCTCTGTGAAAGAACTAACGGAGTATGTGTCTTTCGGTCCAGGGAATGCTTCACCGTGCAACTCGATGGTACCAATCATCTCAAAGTGGGTGTTAGCATACGTAAGTACTTCACTGTTGTCACTGTCCTTAGTCAAGTAAATTGTATAAGTTAGTAACTGATCGTCTAAGTTTAATAAGTCGTTTGCAGTAATACTAACTTCAAACTGACCTTTATAGTTAGGCGTTGATGTTTCTTTAATTGTTCCTATTTTAGTAAGCACTTGTGTTTTAGCATGATCGAACGCTGTAAAGTGTGGCGTATACGTATTAAGTATGCTTATAGGCTTACTGTCGTTGTTTTTTATTTCAAAGGTCAACATGTTGTCGATACCTTTAAAAATTTTTAAGTTTTTCTGGTACACTTGTCTTAACTCCGTTGTTGTGCCCGTAGTCACATTTGCTACGAGAGTGGTTTTGGCATTGACTAAATATCTGGGTATAAGTTGCATATAACTATTTATAGGATATGATGTTAAGAAAAGACATAGAAGATAAATTTCCGTTTTTAAGTGTTGTTACATATGGTGGCAATGAGTACGTAGGTATCGTTTGTAATCAGGATAACTTTATTACAAGCATGTACGTTTACTCAGAGTTACAAGATGGACATCAACCAGTGTTCTTAGAGATGGGTGAAACATGGTGGTGGGAAAGTAACCGCATGATCCCTATCAACATCTTTTTGAGAAAAGAGATGGATAAGTTTAGATACGCATTGGTTAACATGAACAGTAAAGACGTAAAGATCGTTCACGGGCCAACTGTGAACTTAAAGAACCTTACACTCAAGAGAGTGAAAAGACGTTCTGTACAATTAGTAAAAAAGCCTAAATAATTACTTTTGGATTTGCTCACAGAGCAAGTTCATATGAACTACGATTGCTTGGGCATACGCCATTGCGTGTGCTTTCTTAAAGTAGTAGGAACCGTCTTCAGGTTTTACCCACACCTCTTGTAGTATCTGTTCCCAGCCATGGTCTTGTAGATGTCTCTTCGCTGGTCTTATGATCGCCAGCACTGCCGCTAACTGCGGTATCGTTGTTGGCTTTAGTTTGCTTAGGAGGTAACTGTGTTCTCCTACGTGAAATAATTGTTTGCTGAATTCTGGAGCGGTTAGTAAATCCCATAATGGTTCCTTCTTCATGAGTCTAATAAGATGTGCTTCATCTTGTACATCTTTATATATCGAAACGTTGAGGAAGTCTAATTTAAAATATCCTCGCTCTTCTGCAGTCTTGTGTTCGATTGTAGATAAGTTGTCCACAGGATTGTGTGGAACCTCAGTTGTGTATACACCTGTGTTATGTTTTTTGCCTGTGTCAAGTTTAGCGACACGATGCTTAATCTTATCAAGCACTACGTTTCTATCAGCAAAGTCTATATCAATATCAGGCATTTTATTTAGGCTCTTCCTTGTCCATGCACCATAGCATGAATACGGGTATTGCGTAACACACACATAGAAATATTATTCCGTATAGTATTACCATTTGGGTTTGTACAATGTTTGTATTGTACCATCTCCTGGAATGTAGTATCCTTCGATTTCTCTTTTAGTCACTCGCTTTTTCGATACTACTTTTTTCTTCTTCTTTTGTTTCTTTTGTTTCTGTTTCATTTGCTAAATTGTTTGGTTTAGTGATAGGCAAACCGCCTCTATCAAACCATCTATCATCTTGTGTAACAAACACATGACTCTTAAATCGATTACCGTCTGTACCTTTGACCATAGTCATTTTTTTATTAATGGTTCCTTTATAGGTAGTGTAGTCTCTTTGAACTAATCTATACTTGCCACTATTAGGGTCTCCATAGATTCTATCTACACTTTCTCCGTCAACACCAACATGGTTTGACACTATCATTTCATTATTGTTTTGTGTGTTCATAGTTATATTATACAGTTTTTCTTCGTCTTTGTCAATCATAAGTTAGCCTTTTGTGCTATTTCTTTTACCAATTCTACGTCTGTTGGACTACGTTTAAAACGTAATGCCCAATGCTGTGGATCCATTACAGCATATACAATCCCAAGTTGTTCATCATTAAATTTTGATAACATCTCTTTACCACTTGCACAATTCAATACAAGCCATGCACTAATCTTACCATCACGTAAATGTTGCGTTACTCTGTTAAGACTTGCATATCTAAAATAATCATTCCATTGTGCTTCTTGGTCATCTCCCCAATCCATCATAGTTTTGATTGAACGTTCTACTGCTGTTTCAACACCTTCTTTCTTTAAGATACCAATTGCGTATTTTTCATACAGTTCATCTCTACACCAATGATCAAGTTTGACTCCGCTTGTTACTACATAGTCAATATACTTCTCTGGGTATAACGGACGCACATTGTTTACAAATGATCCAAACTTTACAAATGCGTTATAGTATGATGACTTACAAAATTCTTCATAAGTCTTTTCTTTCTTAACGTTCTGACACAGTACATAGAATCTTGTAAATGCATAAAAGCCTAACTGTACACGTTTCTCGTTCTTTTGTAATGCTCTACGTTTTTGTTCGCACATATGCACCATAAGAGTTTTTTCTCTTGTGTATGCTGTATTGCAATATTGACATACGAACTTTTTATCTGACACGTTAGTAACCCCTTGCGTATCTTTTATTTGTATCGTAACCTGCTTCAAGAATTGCTTTTCCGATATCTTTGTAGTCATCTGTAGCCTCTAATACTTTCTGATATTTGCCTGCAAACTTTTTATCAATCCCTACACCTAACAATGGTGAAATGCGTTTCATTAGGAATTCATAATACATCATTGGCGTTGGGTGATAATCTAATGTAGGTTCCTCATCTAAGTTACCTAACTTTGCACCTTTGAACGATAAACGTTTATCATGCATCTGTACCATCCAGTTATATAAATCCTTTTCAATCCAATAACTGTTTTGTAAAATCTTTTTGTAAGGTGCCCAATACGGATCATGTAATAAATGTTCTCGCATGTCAGTACCAAATATAAAAACTACTCTTGCTTTAATAGTTCTTGCAAGTGCTACTGCGGCGTGTATAGAGTTAAACGAGTGCATCATATACGAACGTTCGTCCCACAACTTATTCATTACAAAGCCTTTAATCTGATCTGCTTGATTATCAACAAATATGTTGCCGCCCGGATACCAACTCTCAGGTAAGTCTGGATCACTCTTGTGATGATCAAATCTATGATAGTCAGTCCATTGTACAATAACTGTGTCCTCAGTTGTAAAGTCATGACGTAAACATGCTTCACTAAACCGTTCCATAATCTGTCTATTGCCAGCACCTCTGTTAGCCCAGTTGTAAAACTCAGCATAACTTTGTCCTAAGATATCTGCCCATGTAGGCCAGTGATATCTTGTTAGGCTACAACCAAATGTAAACAGTCTTCCGTTCTTTTTAATTATGCCCATTGAATTCCTCTATAAATTTTTCTATATCTTTCTTCTTATTCATACTAACTAACATTTGTATTTCATCTGCTTTCATGTTAGGAAATATCTTTTCAAGTTCTTTACCTGATTTATTAGTAGCACCTTTTTTCTTTTTGTAACCTATCCATTCATGATACTGAATAGACTTGTTTTCGTTTGCTGTCATGCAAAGTAGTTGCCACAATAGTTTCTGATGTTTTGCAATAGTAAAATAGTTCTTGTTATAATATTCATTAGTTTTGAATACTGAAAGTTCTTGTGCTTCACGTTTACCTTTAACTACACTACAATATCTATTAAGCAAAAAGAAACTAACAGACTTACGTTGTTCATCAGTAAGTTCGTCCCATACATCTTTTGCATTCATATCGATTGCACCAAGTATATCTTTTAAAGGTAATCTATCAGCCATTTAGTTTTGTCTCTATTGAATATGTCATACCTATTGTAACACGAAACGGAACCGTAGTCAAGTCCATAGTGTGCCAATAGTGTGCAGGAAATAGAACAGCATTTCCTCGTTTGTATTTTGTTCTTGTTAACTCTGTCTTGCCATCTTCTTCAAAGAAGATTGTATCACCGTCTGCATCATTAACATAGTAAACAAATGTCCATAGTCCGGGCTCGTTGTTGCTTACATCAGTGTGTGGGCCATAGTAAACGTTTTGTACTGTACCATTAAGTCTTGTACGTGTTACTTGATTAATCTCTGCATCTGGGATTGTATTAGGAATAATATCACGAGTCAATGCAGTGTGCAATAACTTTGTAAGTTCTTTGTGATCATCGAGTATGTTGCTTTGTGTACAGAACATAACATCAGTAAACAGTGCAGGAGTTTTATATTTGTCTCCGTCTTCGTGTTCTGGCGGTACACTTACAAACTGCCAATTAACATCTTTAGTTTGATCTTCAATATACTGTACAAGCCATTCTGGAAATGGATTCTCAATATCAAAAATATTTAATGGACTTACTTTCATCTTTTTAAAAACCTTTTTGCGGCATCAATTGGATTACGTAAGCCTTCATATGTTTTGTCAATAAAGCCAATATGATTTTCAAGTTTATTATCTAATGCTTCAACAGTTAATTGCAACTTGTCTACTTTTACACTTAACAACTCGATATCTTTTAAAAGTTTTTCTTCATTGCTTGGACTCATTTCCCTAACTCCTCTATAGTTTTTGTATCCTCAAAGTCTACGCCTGTGTCTGTGTAGATAGCCACTGCTGTAAATAATACTAAAATAAAAATTAATAATCGCATTACTTTCCTTTCTTTTTCATTCGGTTCATAAAACGTGAATAACTTCCTACGCCCATCATAAGACTGTTCATCTTTTTCAGTTCTTCTGAAGAAACCAAATGTGTTTTTAATTCGATCCGTTTGTCTGATAGTGGCACCAAGTGTAGCCACGGATCACCTGGCTCAACGTTTAGTTCACTGTTGAATGGTACCATCAAGTTAACAATAGTTGCGTGTTGATACTTGAACTCTGATATAGCAGGAACTGTCCAATACTCTATTGGATTAGTCATGTGCCATTGTGGACTTGTCCATAACCATTTAGTTCCGCTTGTGTCTCTTATCTGCCACGGACTCATTACTTTACCATGAAACATGTTTGGCTTGTGGTGTGCATAGTCTTGTGGGTCGTGTGGTATAACAGGACTGCCTTCTGGATACGTTTGGATCATTGCTTGATTAGGTTGATCAAATGTTTTAATTTTTAACTGCATCCAGGCAGGAAACATAACGCCTGTTGTTAATAATTCGTTTACGTGTGGGCAACGTTTTAGTGTAGCATTGTCTAAGCCTTGGTATGTCATGCTATCAAACTTACGTGTTGATGCCATCTTCTTCCACCAATCAGGCATTGTGTCTTTGGCAAGTTCGGGCTCATACGCATCATAGATAATACGTTGATCAGTAAAACAATCTAATGTTATTTTGCTTGGCTTATTAAAAATACTAAACATCTTGCCTCGTTATATGGTTGTTGTCTAACTGTTGTGGACGTTCTAACGCACAGTGCCAATTCATTCCCATTACAATTCTACGTTGTAATGATTTATTTGGTTGACTCTTATGGCTTAACCAGCCTGGAAAGAATACTACGTCACCCTGTTTGACTTCAACCTCTGTAAAGTAGTTATGAAGTTTTGATTGATTTTGAGCGAAACGTGGATAGCCTGCAAACAATGTTCTTTCTTTATTTTCAAATTCTAAGTTGCCACCATTCTCTGGTTGCTGTATATACACACTACAAACAAGATGACTATCACCGTGATCGTGTGTGTCTGTCCATGCACCTTCAAAGTGACTGTTGACCCAACTCTTTGTTATACCAAATGTGTTGTAGTTCAAGTCCCATGCTTCTAAAACTTTATTTGCTTGTCCTTTTAACCAACCGTTCAATAGTCTTGTTTCTTCCCATAAGTGTGGAGCATCAAGATGTCCTGTACTTGTAATACCACCATCTTGCTCTACTTCGCCTTGATCAACAATAGTGTCTAATAGTTTTGCACTACGTTCAGCAATAGGGGTTAAGTCTATTGGACAGTTAACTTTATATACTAACTGTGGTGATATTAAAATAGATTCCATTACGTATATCGCTTTCCATCGAATACACAAACGAAGTAGCAACCGTTGTCGCCTGCTTCTACTTTGTGAAATACTCCATCTTCAATTAAGACCATTTGTCCTTCTCTAATTTGAAAGCGGTTGTCATCTAATGTCATGTGTCCGTCGCCTTCAATAAACATATACACTTCTTCCTGACCATCATGTTTATGACCAGATGTTGCTTTGTTAGGTTTAAGTTTTGTACTACTAACAACTAAATTATTTAATTCTGTATTATCTCTTACAAGATATCTATCATCTTCCTTTACTACCTTGCCATCAATATTTCTTATACTCATTACTTCTTGGTTCACTTGTCCACCACTATTAATATTTTTTGTTGTTTTTGAAATGCATTTACTACTACATTTCCTTTTATGTTTTTAGTAACTTTTTCAGTCCACCAATCCTTGCCTTCAATTATCAAATGTGCGTTACGACCATCCGGTAATGTTTTGATTGCTTCTCTTGTATCAATTAACAAGAATGCACTCTTCTTAAACAATGTATTAATATGTTGTAACACATTGTCAATCATTTCAGGCTCAATGTGTTCAAGTACATCTGTACACATTAGCAAGTCTGTTGCGAACTCAGGTATTTGATTATATTCAACCACACCTGGATCGTAACCTTGCAAGTGGCATGTAGGATAACGTTTACCAATTTCTTTCATGACGTTACCTTTACCACAACCGTAGTCAGTTAAACTCTGAGGTGTCCATTTATCAATCCATTCATTAAGTCCTTTGTACTTTCCAGCACTGCCAAAACTTGACTTGAGCTGGTGTAACTTTCTTAATTGGTTTTGATAATGATTAGAGTACAACTTCATTCAGGAAAACCTCCAGGAGGTACCAAGTCAGGTGTAATACAATGTAGTGCTACGTATCCTGGATATAAATTATTTGCTGTAGCAACACCTTGCTCACAGTTTGCGAACTCGCCCACCTTAACAATATCCCATGGCATATACGCCACAGTCATCCAAACATACACTACAAATGCATTCATTAAAATAGTTCTCCATAGTCAATTGTTTCAATTTGTCTTGATACATCTTTAATGAAAAATGCACACAATGGATTAGGTCCGTCTTCAATTGGTACACTTAATAATTGTCCGTTCTTAGTTTTAGGTACATGCCATTTAACATCATTATAGAAGTTTGTAACTTTTAAACTTCCAAAGTCTGGCTTGTAACTCTTTAGTGGATTAAAAACAAATGCTTCAAATCCTCTGTCGTTAATACTTGTTAGTGGTAGAATCTCGAGATCGTTTCCAGTCTCGGAGTCTCCTACTGCAATATGCCAGTCAAGTGGCATACTAATTTCTTTACCATTAATCTCCATAACAATCGCCGGAGAACTAAAACTTTCTAAAAATATTAGAGGTATAAAAAAGAAATCCGGATTTTTTGGATCCGCATTATCTAATACACTGAATCTAATATCTTCTTCAATCTGTTCTGGCAGGTTGTTAAGTGAAAAGGCTTTATTATCTAATGTTAATATATTCATGTAGTTTCCTTTATTTTTGCCAATCTACTTTTTCAATCGTAAACGGATATTCTGCTTCTTTGTAAAACTTCTTACGTGATGTTAAATGTCTCTTTGCATATTTGCATGTAGACGTAACGTCCCATATCTGTACAAAGTCCTTGTCTTGTGCCTTTCGTATGCCTCTGCCAATTGATTGAATCACCCGGACAAAACTTTTGCCTGGCTCGAGTAGTATTAAATTAAAGATACGTGGTATGTTAATACCCACAGCCGCAACACCATATGTTGCAATAATAATTTTGTTCGTACCTTCTTTAATTTCATCGTATGCGTCTTTTCTATCTGCAAGTTTAACATCGCCTTTGACGAACACTGCCTCTGGAAGAAGACTTAATAATTTTTCACCTGCTGATATTCTATCAACAAGTATCAGTGTGTTACCTGATTCTGAAACTGTGCCTACTAACTTACCAATATATTCTAAACGACCTTCGTCTGTTGTTAGATATTTTAGTTCGCTTTGATAATCCCTGTGTACTTGTGTGTCAATCATTTGTAATACATTAACATGACACTTACTCAATACACCTTTGTCTTGTAATTCTTTTGCACTGATGTTACCAATGACAGGACCTAAACTTGCAAGAATACTTTGAAACTCAAATTGTTCCTTAGGTATTGTTCCTGTTAGTCCCCAACGTAACGGAGCATTCTTTAAATTTTGTGTTAGTAGTTTCTTAAGTACTTCTGCTTTTGCTTGGTGTACTTCGTCAATAATAATAGTTTTTACATCATCTAAAAACTCTGCAAGACTTAAAACACTTTGTCCGTCTTTGTTACGTTTGTCAAGTATGTTTAAACTTTGCCAAGTACAAATAGTATGTGTTCTACCTAATTCTTTTCTATCACCAAAGTATACACCTACGTCTAATCCACAGT